GCGCCGTGGGCAGCGGCGAGGGCGCCAACCCCTGGGGCCTGGTGCAAGGCAACCGCTATCTGACTGGCCGGCTGGCTTTGCAGCAGCTCGCACTGCGCGGCACCGGCGCCCTCTACGAGCGCGGCCTTCCGCCGTCGAAGCTCCCCGCCGGCGCGGTCTACCGCCTTGACGGTCCGTCGCACGTCCCCGTCTGTCACGGCTGGGACAAGCACCACGACCCGCTTGGGTGGCACCAACAGGACTACAGCAAGACCACGCACGGCGTGATCGACTCGCAGCACATGAGCCGCACGCTGGGGCTGCTGTATCCCGCGGCGTACCTAGGCGGCGAGCGCTGGGCGATCAACGAGATCCGCTGCCTGGCGCAGACCATCGTGCTGTGCTACGACCCGGCTCAGCAGCAGCGCTTCGGCCGCGAGGACGCCTGGCGGATGCACGCGGTCGCGGCTGCGGTCCACCTGACCCCGCCGAGCGATCCGATGCGCCCGGGGTGGACCCGCTGGCTCGAAGATATGGCCGTGTGCATCGCGGAGGCGGTCGCTAGGGACGGCTTCTTGGACGTGCAATGGGGCCACCACCACCTCCCCGCCGATATGCAAGGCCCCGGTTTCGGCCTCTGCGCCCCCTGGGAGTGGATCTTGCTCCTGTCGGGGCTGACGGCGGCGCGCCGGGTCACGATGCTGGGCAGCAGGGTGGACGAGTTCCACTTTGCGGCGCGGTTCTTGCTGGTGAACCTGGACGAAGCCTGGGGCCGCGGCGAAGAAGGGCGCCTGCCCTACAAGTTCGTCGTGACGCGCGCTGCGCCCAGCCAGATGATCCACCACGCCATCAACCAGCACCCCAACGGCACCCCGCAGACCGATGGCGAGTTCTACATGGGGCTCCTCGGCTGCCTCTCCCTGCCCGAGCACACCGGCCTCGACCTGCGCGGGTCCCCCGAGCTGGAGATGCTGACCAAGCGCCTCCAATCCTGGGCCGCCGCGCAGGGCAAGACCCTGGCGCAGTGCTTCCCGGCGCACCCGCACAGCCCGAGCTTCGGCTGCGAGATCGTGGCGAAGTTGGCGCTGTCCGCTCATTCCTGATAGATTCCCGCCCGTTCCCCCGCATTCCGCTCACATCTGGAGGATTCTCCTTGGCCAGTCACAACCTTCCCTGCCCTTCCTGCGGTTCGTCTGACGCCCTTTCTGACTACGGGACTCACACCTTCTGCCACAAGTGCCGCAAGCGCGAGCGAAAGGGTATGCGGGCTGCGCCGGAGGCGGAGGAGCCCGAGGAGCGAACTGAGGGGGGCTTCACGGTCCTTCGGGACTTCACCGGCCGCGGGGTCACCGCTGAGACCTCTCGGCGATATGGGGTTAAGTTGGTGCAGATGCCTGCCGGCGACGAGTGTGTCATGTTCCCGTACCACGAGGCTCCTGGGGTCGTGTGCGGTCACAAGTTCCGGCAGACCGACCAGAAGAAGTTCTTCGTCTCTGGGCGTCCCGGGGCCAACTTCTTCGGACGCTACGTCACCGCAGGGACTCGGCGGCTGGTCATCACCGAGGGTGAGTTCGATGCTCTGGCGGTCGCTGAGGCCCTCGGGCCCTGGCCGGTCGTGTCGATCCCTGCGGGGGCTGCGAATGCTTCCAAGGCGATCTTGGAGAACATGGACTGGATCGGGACCTTCGATGAGGTCGTCGTCTGGTTCGACAATGACAAGCCGGGGCAGAAGGCTGTCCAGGACTGCGCGCCGCTGTTCCGAATGGGGCGTTTGCGGCTGGTCCGCTCGATTCCTCAGGACTGCAAGGACGCCAACGACGTGCTGATGAAGCACGGGCTCACCGCGGTCAAGAATTGTGTCTACGGGGCCGAGGCGTACGCTCCTGAGGGCCTTGTGAGCGGCGCCAAGCTCTTCACTCGCCTCCAGAAGCGGCGGACTCTGGGGCACCCCTATCCGTTCGTCGGGCTCAACGAGATGCTCCTTGGGATGCGCCCCGGCGAGGTGACGATGTGGTTCGCCGGCACCAACGTGGGCAAGTCCACGGTCGTGCAATACGTCGGGGCCAACCTGGTGCGCTCTGGGGTTAAGGTGGGCGTGGTGGCCTTGGAGGAAAATGTCGAGCGGACGCTACTGCGCTACCTCAGCACCTTCGAGTCTCGCCCGCTCCACCTGTCGGAGACCCTACCCGTCGACGAGCTGACCGCCAAGTACGAACAGCAGCTCGGCGAGAACCTGGTCTGCTTCGACAACGAGTCCAGCTACGATCCTGAGGTTGTCTTTGCTCGGATGCGCCACATGGTCCTCGGGGACGGCTGCGAGGTCTTGATCCTGGACCACATCTCGGCCCTCGCGGAGCGGCTGCAAGGTGAGGACGAGCGCAAGGGGATTGACCACATGATCTACGGGCTCGCCGCGCTCGCCAACGAGCTACAGGTCCACATCCATGTCATCAGCCACGTTTCGGCGACTGCCCGGGATGCCGAGGGCGGCGGGAGTCTGCGGCTGGCCGATGGGCGCGGGTCGAAGGCTCTGGCCCAGGTCCCCGACACCGTGATCGCCCTGGAGCGAGACCTCCAGGACCCTGTGCTCCGCTCTGTGACCCGCTTCCGGGTCTTGAAGAATCGCTACCTCGGGATCACCGGGATCGCTGGCCACTGGCGCTACAACGCTGAGCACTGTACGTTCGAGCAGGTCGACCCCGAGACCCTGGAGAACCCCAACACCGACATCTCTTGAAGATCGCTACCCCGCTTGAGAATTGGATCCGCGACCACGAGTTCTGCCCGGTCCACGAGCTGGCCCTACTGCGCCGCTGGGGCCTTGGGGGCCTCAAGTGGTGGAAGGACAACGCCGATTCCTGGGGATACCTTTGGGACGGTCCTCGGGGCCTCTGGTATCGTCCCTGAGGTAGGATCAGCTCATGACTCAACGCCCTGATCGTCGCGGTCTCCCGGAGCGCTTGGCGGCCCGCCTGCCCATTCCCGGCGGGGACGTGGCGAGTTGGCGGGCTTTTCTCCAGGCCCAGCTCGCGGCCCTGGATGGTCGCCTGGACACCAACGAAGCCACGGACATAAGCCAAAGCGGCACAATCGCCTCCCAGGGGGCCTTGATCTCGGCCATCGCGGCAGCCTATGCGGCGGATGTGGCAGCGAAGTGGGACCCTACCTACCTCGCGGTCTTGGCGCTCCTCCAGCGTGGCTACTTCACGAACGGTGGGGTCACTGGGGTCGTCGGCACGGCCCAGACGCTGACCGGGTGGGCGGCCTCGATCAATGTCGGCGGCTTCGTGGTCAGCGGGCCTGGGGACACCGTAACGATTCCCACGGCCGGGACCTATGAGATTGGGACTGAGATATCGATGAGCCTGTCGACCGGCACGGCTTCTGGGTTCGTTTCCCTCCTCCAGACCGATCTCGGCTCCGGGACCTGGAGTGCCATTGGGCGCGCCTGGCTTCCGCAGATCACCACCACACAGCTCGCCACCGGTTCTATCACCTGCATCTACACCACGGTCGCCAATGAGGCGGTGCGGGTGCAGGTGCAGCGTGCCAACGGTTCGGGCACAGGACAGACCAACAGCACCGGCACACGCCTCAGGATCCGGAGGATTACTTGACGCCCATCGTCTTCGACATCGAAGCGAACCAGCTCGAACTCAACGAGGCCCTGCGAATCTGGATGTTGGCTTACCAGCTTCCTGGCGAGTCCCCCAGGTGGGTCAAGGGTGACGAGATCCCCGCGTGGTTCGTTGGACTGCCGGCGGACGCTGTGTTGGTGGGCCACAACGTGCTCCGCTACGATCTCCCAGCGATCCGGCAGGCCTATGGGGTCTCTTGGCCTGTGGAGCGTACCTGGGACACCCTGGTGGCCTCCAAGATGGCCTGCGCGGATCGCCACGGGCATTCGCTGGAGTCCTGGGGGGAGACCTTCCAGATGCCGAAGGGGCAGTTTAAGGACTTCGAGGGCGGACTGTCGGACGAGATGGTCCGCTACTGTCTACGGGACGTGGAGGTGACTTCCAAGCTCTACGCACACCTCCTGCGGATTGCCCCATGGCTCGACGGATACTGCACGGACCTGGAGCGCCGCTTTGCTTTGCGGATCGGCGAGATGTGCGCCCGGGGGGCCCCCTATGATTCGTCGGCTGCGATGGACCTGCTCGACAAGTGCAAGGACGCCGAGAATCCGCTGCTCGATGAACTACGCTCCTTGGTCCCCGACCGCCTTGAGGAGGGCAAGCGTCCGGCGTACTACGAGGACCCCACGACAGGGGATCGATACAAGTTCAAGAACCTGGCGGAAACGGCGGTCCAGAAGCGCTTGGTCGCCGGGCCCTCGGCGGTCTCCTCGATCCCTTTCAATCCCAGGAGCACCAAGCAGGTCGCCGACCTCCTGGTGACCAAGTATGGCTGGAAGCCCACGGAGTTGACCGAGACCGGCCAGCCTCAGGTCTCTGAGGAGGTCCTAGAGCGCCTGGAGTATCCTGAGGCCCGGCTGGTTCTGGACATCAAGCTCCGCGCCAATCTGGTCTCCAAGCTGGCGAGCTGGAATTCCAAGGTGGTCAATGGTCGCGTTCACGGCTACGTCGACCACTACGGGGCCGTTACCGGCCGTTGTACGCACAGCGATCCCAACTTGGCGAACATCCCGGTGCATTCGCCGATCTTCGCCGAGTGCCGCGGGCTCTTCCGGGCCCCCGAGGGGCGGGTTCTGGTCGGGGTGGACGCCGCCAAGCTGGAGCTGGTCATGTTGGCCCACTACCTCTACCCCTTCGATAACGGGGAGTACGCGGAGCTGGTGCAGTCAGGCGACCCCCACCAACGCACCCTGGAGGGCACAGGCCTTATCGAGCGTCTGCCGATTCTTGTGGACGCTGGGTTCACGGAGGAGCAGGCCCGGAAGGCTCTCAGGAATCAGGCCAAGCGTTTCATCTACGCCCTGATCTACGGGGGTGGCGATGTCAAGCTCGGGGCCCTGGTCGAGCCATCAGCTTTGGAGTTGGAGGAGATTCGGGTCCGCCAGGTCGCCAAGGTCCGGGAGTACGAGCGGCGCTTCGCCAAGCGTTTCCCGGATCGGGCGGTCCCTGATTACGTCGGACCCTTCGGCGTGATCGGCGGGCGCCTCCGGGAGCGTTTCATGGCCGCCATGCCCGCCTACGAGGCCCTGCTGGCGTCGGTGCAGGCCCAATTCGGGACCGGCAAAGGCCTCAAGACCCTCACAGGAGCCCGCCTATTCCCCCGGGGTCGCAATAGTGCCCTCAACACCCTGCTGCAAGGCGGCGGGGCCGCGGTCATCAAGCAGGCCACTGTGGACTTCTGCGATGGCCTGGCGAATTTCCTGGACGCTTGGATGGTCCTCCACACCCACGATGAGATCCAGACCGAGTGCTGCGCGCGGGACGGGGAGGCGATTGGCCGGCTCTGTGGGGAGTCCATGACTGGGGCGGCCCGGAAGCTCAATGTTCGTCTCCCTCTTGGCTACGAGGCAAAGATCGGAAAATCATGGAAGGAAACACACTGACCGTTGAGATCCCGCACTACGCCGACCTGTTCGACAAGCGGGCCAGTCGCTACTACCTGCTGGATGGCGACTACGCGCTCTACTTGGCGCTGGGGTCGACCACCGAGCAATGTGAGTGGGACGATGGGGTCGTCACGCCTGTGGCAGACCTGGGCGCCGCTGTGCGGTTCCTGGAAAGCTGGTTCTCGGGCATGGTCGATCCTGAGGGCCAGGTCGTCTTTGCCTTCTCCGAGGGTTCCAACTACCGGATCAAGTGGGTGCCGACTTACAAGGCCCACCGGACCGGCGCAAAGCCCGTTGGGTACTATCAGCTCCGCAAACGTCTCCAGGCCCGCTGGTCGAGCGTCATGGTCCCCTGGCTCGAGGCGGACGACCTCATCGGGATCTACGCGACCTGTCCGGCGGTGGCCGAAAAGCTGGTGATCCTGGCGGAGGACAAGGACTTCCTCACGATCCCGGCGGCCCGCTTCAATCCCCGGACCCGGGTGATCACCCTACCGACCCCGGAGTCCGCCCGATACGCACTGGCGAAACAGGTGCTCATGGGGGATTCCACGGACGGCTACAAGGGGATCCCCGGGGTCGGCCCCAAGACTGCGGACAAGCTCCTGGCGGGTCTTTCGGACCCTCTGGCGGCCGTGCCGGAGATCTACGGGGCCCACGGAGTCCAGGATTGGTCGGATAACCTGTTATGCGCCCGGATCCTGAGCTGGCCCTGGGTCCGCCAGGAAGTTTCCCGCTGGTATGTTGACCTGACTGAGCGGACCCTCCGCACCATCGAAGGATGCTCCACCTGACTGACGAATCCCCGACCATTCGGTTCACCGCGGACCAGCTTGAGGTGATCCTGCGGATGATCGGGGACGACTGGCGCCCGGAGCAGGACTATCGAGCCTACATCGGCAGCGAGGACGCTCGGGCGGCGGCGATGGTCCGGGCCTATCACCGCACGAAGGTCTTGGGGTTCGTCCAGGATTGTCTTGCCAACACCCCGCACCTCCGCCCTGAGCTGGTGGCCCGCCTTCCCTGGCTGTCTCTGTTCCTCTGATGGGCTGGCTGGACGACATCACGGACGCTATCATCGGCGGGGTCACGGCGCCCTTCAATGCGGCCTATGACACGATCAAGGATGGCGCGGAATCGGCGTTCAAGACCCCGAATCCCCAGGTCCCTTCGGCCTTCCAGGCTCCGGTGACCTCGAAGACAGCCTCCCAGCTCGGTGTCAATCAGGCGGCCCTCGGGAAGCGGATGACGCTGATGGACTTCTACATCCCCCTGACCAAGGGTCCTAAGATGCCTTGAAAATCTGCGAGCGATACCACCTGTTGTCCTCGGAGCGCCAGCATGCGCTGGACCTGGGCCGGCGGATCTCGGCGATCTCCGACCCGGGCCTCATGCCGCTTGACCGGGACAACCCGTTGCTCAACCCGCCGCACCAGGGGGTGAATGCGGCCTGTGTGCATGAGCTGTCGGCCAAGTTCACGCTGGCGATGTTCCCGCCGGACATTCCGTTCTTCCGCCTCCAGACCGAGCTGGCTGCGAATCTGCCTGCGGAAGAGAAGAGTCAACTAGAGTCCGAATTGGCCCGCGCAGAGCTGGAGATTTCGCGGTACTTCGAGTCGACGAATCTGCGGACTCTCCTGGGCCGCGCAAACGCCCAGATCATTGGGGCGGGGCCTTGTGTGATCTCGTTGCTGGACGAGGGCAACTTCCAGCTCTTCGAGTTGGACCAGATGGTGTGGTTCAAGCGGGCCAACGGCGACATCATCGAATACATCTTGCATGCGGAAGAGCCTTACGCGGCGATCCTTGAGGACTACCCGCAGATCGTTGACGAACAGAATCCGCTCTGGGAAAACAGTCGGCTCTGGGCCGAAACGGCGCAGTCTCGTGGGATCAATCTCTATACGCGGGTGTGGCTGGAGGCCGGTAAGTGGCACTCGGTCCAAGAGTGGGAGCTGCGGGACATGGGGCCTGAGATGGCCGTCGAGGTCCCGGACAGCCGCCAGGTTCACCGCACTTGCCCGCTGATTCCGTTCGAGTTCTCGGCGGTCGATGGGGTCACCTACGGGCACCCCTACGCCCACAGGTTCTGGGGAGACATGAACTACCTAGAGGTCGTCTGGAAGTCGCTCAAGCAGACGACGGCCCTGGTGGCCCAGGCCAGACTTCTTGTGAATCCTGCGGGGGTCACGCGCAAGACCGCGCTGGTCTCGGCGGACAACGGGGCTGTCGTGGATGGCCGCGAGGAGGACATCTCAATCCTGAGCTTCTCCGAGAAACTGGGGGACTTCCAATGGCTCGCGCAGGTCGCGGCGACGATGGAGAACCGCCTGGACCGGGCGTTCCTCCGCGCCCAAAGCGTCCAGCGGCCCGGCGAGCGCGTCACGGCCGAGGAGATTCGCCGGCTGGCGGACGACCTGGAGCGGGCCTTCGGCGGGGCCTACGCGGATGCGGCGCGGCGCGTGCAGGTCCCGCTGGTCCGGCGGTTGATCGACCTCCTTGTGGAGGCCAAGCGGCTCCCCAAGAACTTCCTGAAACTCAGCGTCTCGATCGTCACCGGCATCGACGCCCTGGGACGGTCTGCGGAGATCCAGCGCATCCAGCTTGCAGTCATGACGCTGGCCCAGATGGGCCTCGGCGAAGTCCTGGCCCAGCGCCTGAATCTTCCTGTCCTCATCCGCCGGGTCTTCATGGCCTCCGGTCTGGCGGACACCGACTTGGTCCTGACCGAGGAGCAGTTCATGGAGGCTCAGATGGCCGCGCAAGCGCAACAGGCCATCCCGGGGCTGCTCCAACAACAAGCCCAACCCAATGCCTGACCAACTTCCGATCGAGCCCACGGCAGCTGCCGAGACCCCTGAGGCCCCGGCGCCCGAGGCCCCCGACGAGCTGACCCCTGAGACCTTCTATGGGGAGCACTACGTCACCTTCCAGGAGACCGGCCAACTGGATCCTGTGGTGGTGGCGACCCTGGCGAAGAAGCACAAGTTGGACGAGAAGGCGGCGCTCAAGGAGCACCTGTTCTTCGCGTCGCAGCGTGAGGCCGCCCTGGCGAGCATCTACGCCGAGGCCGGCGGCAAGGAGACTTGGGACAGTCTGCTGGCGTCCGCGGCGGCTGACCGGGCGCTTACCAAGGAGGACCGCCAGCGGATCAATATGACCCTGCGGCACCCCGACGCCGACGTGCGGAAGACCGCCATCGCCGAGCTGAACCTCCGGTACGCTCGTCCTAGCCAGCCCAAGGTGCGCGACATGGCCCGCCCGGCCCGCCCGGCCCCTGCGGAGCCTTTCGCGTCTGCGAAGGATCTGGCGAGAGCCTTCAACGATCCTCGCTTCCAGTCCGATCGGGCCTACCGCGCTCAGGTCGAGGCCCGCTTGACCGCCACCGACTTCCCCCGATGAAACGTCTCTTCCTCGCCCTCTGTCTGCTCCTTGGCTCCTGCCAATTGGAGCAAGTTCTCACCCCGGAACAGGCCGCCCAAGTCGCTGAACTCGATGCTCAAGCTGCGCTGGCTCAAGACAAGCTGGATCAGGCACTCGGTCAAGCTGACAATCTTGCAAGTCAGGCGGCTCAAGCGCTCCAGCTTGGCGATGCGGCGCAGCTCGAAGAGGTCCGCCAGGCCTTGGTGGCTCTTAACGACACGATCGTCTCTGCCGAAGCGGACCGAGCCGCCGCCGTCGCAGGGGGTGACGCCGTGGTGCGAGAAGCGACCCAAGAGCAAAAGGCGGGGTTTGGCGCGCTGGTGAAAGGGACCCCGCTGGAACACTGGGTCGAGTTCGGCTATGGCTTGGCCCTCCTGGGGTTCCGCCGGTCTCGCCGGCATCTTAAAGACGCCCTGACGAACGCCTCGAAGTTGCAGCTCGCCGCTTCCATTCTGAGCGTCACCAAGGCACTTGGCCTTCTGCACACCGAGGAGAAAAAAGAGCCCGAGCAAAAATCCTGAGATTTCGCTGGGTATTCTGCCAGGAGCCGCTTGGGACTCGCGCCCTTGCGGCTCCTGGTCTATCTCGTGCCGCTACGGCGGTTGAGTCGTGCCACGGTTGGCTTCTCCGCAACCCCAAAGCACAACTCCGATGCCCCTTACTAACGGTTCGTTCACCGGAAAAATCGAAGGTTCCGGCGCTGGCGTCAACGCCGGCATGCTTCTCAAGGTCTACAGCGGCATGGTGATCTCGGCGCTGGACGAGATGTCCGTGACCGACGGCCGCTTCATCGAGCGCACGATCAGCTCTGGCGTCTCGGCCCAGTTCCCGGTCTTCGGCCGGACCTCGGGCAAGGTCCACACGATCTTCGAGTCGGTCTTGACTGACTCCTACGGCCAACAAGAGGCTCACGACGAGATCGTCATCACCCTGGAGCGTCCGTTCATCACGGTCAACAAGGTGGACGAGTTCGAGATGACCCAGGCGCACTACCCGGTGATCCAGGAGTACGCCCACATGCAGGCCCAGGCCATCTCCGAGCACTTCGACAACAAGCGCCTTCGGGCCCTTGCGGCCGGCGCGTTCCAAGCGAACCTCATCAGCGGCCTGCCGAATGGTTTCAACTTGGCCGGGACCACGGGCTTTGCCTCGGGCACCTCGTCGGCTGACATCAACGCCACCGTCGGAGCCTTCTTCGACGCCAAGGGCCGCTTCGACGCCAACCGTGTCCCGCAGACTGGGCGCATGGCGTTCATGAACTGGGACACCTACAACTACCTCATCAAGTTGGCGGCGAACCAGGTGATCGACATGGACATCACTGGCGGCCAGATGAACGGTTCGGTGGCGACCGGCACGATCAAGATGCTGGCGGGCTGGGAACTCCGCCCGACCAACAACTTCACGTTCTACTCCACGGCCTCGGCTCTCACCGGCTTCACGCAAGATCTCCCCACCGGAATCGGCAACGGCGACTGGGACAACTACGCTGTCCCGGTCAACAACATCGGTGTGATCTTGGGCCATCGCACCTCCCTGGGCACCCTCAGCCTCGGCGGGTTCGGTGGGGTCTCGACAGACTCCTGGTATGACCCGGAGTACCAGGCGCGAGTCATGCTGGCCCGCAAGTCGGCCGCCAGCCGTGTGCTCCGCCCGGAGGCGTGCGGTGTGATCCGCCGCGATGCTTCGGTGATCTCCTGATCTAGCGGGCCCCAGGAGCGCTTTGTGAACCTCCTGGGGCCCCTGGCCTCTCGTAGCTCAGTTGGTAGAGCCTAGGTGCGTAGGTTCGAGTCCTACCGAGAGGCGTCTTCGCTTGGTATCCTTTAGCCATGAAGAGCAAGCTAGAGGTTGTAAACGCGGCCCTGGAGGCTTGCTCTCAGTCTCCGGTGGCCTCCATTGATCTCACGAATCAACAGGTCGAAGTGATCTCGGGGATTCTGGAGCGGGAGCTGGTGGACGGCCAGACCGAGGGGTGGGCCTTCAATGTCGAGGACGAGGTGACGCTGACCCCGGACCTGAGTGGGTTCATCACGGTCGCGGCGGACATCCTGCACGTCTCTTGGGGCAAGGACCGGGCCCGGACTCCGGTGCTGGCGCTGCGCGGGGCCCGTCTGTTCAACCGCTCGGACAACACCTACGTCTTCACGGGCCCCATCAAGGTCCGGGTGATCCGCAAGTTGGACTGGGAGTTCACGCCCCAGGAATACCGGGAGTTCATTCAGGCCCGTGCGATCCGCATGGCCTACGCGGCCCTGATTACTGGCGGGCCTCTTCTCCAGGCACTCTATCTGGCCGAGGCCCAGGCCCGCGCCCATCTGACGGCCTTGCAGGCCAGCGCGAGCAACGAGAGTCTTCTGCGGACCCCCACGGCCTCGCAGTTCCTTGAGTCCCCCTGGTTCTCCATCTGATGCTGCGATCTGTCTCGGTCCCGACGCTGGCTGGTGGGGTTTCGCAGGGCCTGGCCCCGCTCAATCCGCCTTGGAAAGTCCGTGAGAGCGTCAACAACGTCCTGGACGTGGTGCGCGGGGCTGGTAAACGTCCTGGGTCTCGGCATGTGGCTGTGCTGGGCGCCGCGGATGTGAACGAGGCCGTCTGGCGGACTCTGCGTTTCGAGGACGACCAGTTCTACCTGGCACAGATCAGTCCGGCTTCGATCAAGGTCTGGGACCGTTTCGGCGCCCCGTACCCGGTCATCAACAGCGCCGGCAGTTTCTCCTACCTGGCCACGCGGGCTCCCAATGCGGCGGCGTCGCCCGAAGGAAACTGGTTGGTGGTCTTCGGCTCCGACTGGACTTTCAACGGCGGGGGTTCGATCACTGGAGTCGGGACAGGGGTCTTCGGCTTGACGCCCTGGGGAGAAGGCGGGTCCGCGGTGGTCTCTCAGATTAGCTCGGCTTCTCTCGTTGCTGGCGGGTACACCTACCTCTACAACAGCGACGCCGCGCTGGTCTTGAAGCCCGGCAAGGCGGTCGTCAGCGTCTACGTCAAGGACCCGAACTACGAAGGCGCCGCTGGGGTCTTGGCGCCCACGCAGGTCGGCCTCGGGCTCATTCAACCGACTCTGGGGACTCCCCCGGCCTCCGCGCTTTTCTGGGAATACAACGCCACCAGCGCCAAGTGGACGCTCAAGAGCCAGCTCGGCGAGGGGTCTGTGTTCTTGAAGCAAGGGGCCGTCTACTCCGGCGGGGGCTGGACGCGCCTGTGGGTCACTCTTGACCTGACGCAATACCTCCAGCTCAGCGGCAATCTCGTGGGAGACCCTTTCTACCCCACGATCTTCCAGCTCTCTGGGGCCTCCGAGGTTCGCACCGTGCTCGCTACGGGCTTCCAGGTGACCTATGGGGTCGATGTGGTTCAGCCTTACCTGCTGTCGGGGCGCTACGAGACCTTGAGCCTGGGGTCGACCACGCTGGTCTTGAACAAGGCCGTGACGGTAGCCCCAGGGACGACGCTGGAGCCGACACCCAGTGCCTACGGGGATCAGGCGCTCTTTTTCGTGGCCCAGGGGGCCTACTCGACGAAATACACGGTCTCTGCGATCGTGGATGTCAGCGGTGTCGACACGGTTTACTTTGCGACGATCACGACCTGGGATGGAGTCAACGGGGGCGTTGGCATCCTCAACTCCATAGACCCCGCGGACATCGCGGCGTCTTTGAGGGCTTCCCTGACCGGAGCCATCGCTCAGAATTTCGGGCCTCTGATTCTCCTGAGGTCTGACCCGACGCGGCAGATCAAGAACGTGATCGCCACGGACTCCCAGGGCGGCAGCGTGCCCCTAATCCGTGCTTTCGACGATCAGGCGCAACTTCTGACCGACCTGCCGGCCAGTGCGCCCGCTGGGTACAAGCTCAAGATCAGCGGAGACGCCGACTTCAACCAGGACGACTACTACGTCGAGTTCGTCATGGAGGGCATCGGCCAGTCCGGTTCGGGCGCGTCTTCGCTGGGCTTGAGCACCCAGAAGTACGGCCCTGGCCAGTGGATTGAGTCGCTTCCCAACGGAATCGTCCTGGATCTTGACGAAGCGACGCTGCCGCACAAGATCGAGCGCAAAATCGACAACGCTCTTGGGGCGGTCACCGGGACTCCCAACGCGGTCTACTTCGAGTTCTCCCGAGTTACCTGGGCGGACCGCGAGGTGGGCGACGATGTGTCCAACCCTGCGCCGGATTTCGTTGGATCCCGCATCAACCATATGTTCTGGGTGGACGGCCGTCTCGGCTTCCTGTCCCAGAACAACGTCATCTTCTCTCGGGTCGACCAGCCTTTCAATTTCTGGCGGGAGACCGTGCGGACCTTCCCGGCATCTGACCGCATCCAGGCGCAGGCGGCCAGTCGGGACTACGCGGAGTTGCTCGGGACAGTTCTCTACTACGGTCGGGTGATCCTGATCTCCTCGGAGAATCATTGGATCCTCAATATCAATCCGTCGCTGACGGCCGAGAACATCAACTTCGTCCCGTTCGTCAACTTCGAGAGTTTCCCCGAGGTCCCGCCGGCCTACACGGACAGCTCTGTCTATGTGCCGTACAAGGACGGGGCCTACACCGGAGTCCGTCGGATCACCCCGTCGAACGCTGATGCGAATGCGCTGATCACGCAGGATGTCACGCGGGAGATCCGTAACTACATCCCCGGAGCCGCTCGTCAGATTGTCAGCGCGACCAACCTCGGGATGCTGTTCCTCCTGACAGACGTGGAGGGCGTTGACGACCACAGCAACATCTACGTTTACAGCTACGCCCAGTCCGGCTCGGAGCTGATCCAGACGGCCTGGCACAAGTGGCGGATGCTTGATCGAGTTGCACACTTGGCGGTCGAGAACAGCACGCTCTACACGGTCCAGGTCAGCGACGCTGGGGTCTACCTGGAAAGTCTGATCTTCGACGATGTGTTTGCGGCCGAGGGTACCCAAGAGTGGCGTTTGGACCGCCGAGTCGACGTGGGGGCCCTCAGCGTCTCAGTGAGTGGTGGTAAGACTTTGTTTACCGCCCCGCCCGGGTTCAAGTTCGATTCGCGCAATGATTGGAAGGCAGTCTACACGGCGGCCTCCAACGCCCCTGGTACGTTTACCAGCAGCAAGCTCAAGCTCGATAGTCTGGGCGCGGCGAGTCGAGGGGTCCCTGGATTGGTGGCGAAGTCGACCCCGGCGTTCAACAGTGCCCTGAACCTCAAGCAGTATTTCGACTTCAAGCCCCAGGCGCTGTTCTATCGCACCAACTACCTCAAGGGCGCCCGCTACGCTAACCCCGGGACTCAAAACGGGTGGCTTAAGGAGTCCAAGAACAGCTTCAGCCAGTTCTCGGCTTTTGAGGATGGGATCTGTCCGGTGTACTTCTCGGGTTTCGAAAAGGGCTATCCGGACATCGGGAATCTTGGGACTGATCCGTACCGCGCTGGAACGCTGCTGTTCCGCGACCTGCGGGAAGTCTCGTCTGATGGAACAGTGAGCCCTCTGTACCGGGCGGGGACCTATGTGCTGACCTTCGAGGGCGACGGGACCTTCATGGTCGGGTTCGACGCCGCTCCGGCGAATCTTGTGGTCAATCCCTTCGGCGGCAAGGAGCTTGCGGGAGAGACCACGCCTGGGTCGAAGCGCATCGAGTTCAACGTGGCGAACCCGACGACTGCGGGGGTCTATCTCGCGGTCCACACGAGCAACCCTGCGAATCGTGTGCGGAACATGCGCGTGTTCTACAAGGCTGACGAGGCCGACCTCGCGGCCCAGCCTTGGCTGCCTGAGTTCGTCAACGATCTCAAGAACGTCTTCAAGGTCCGAGTCCTGCGGCCCATGGAGTTCGTTGGGTCAAACACGAGCAAGCGCACCGTCAACCGGGTTCTAGCGACTGACCCCTTCTGGACAGGCGGCGGCTGGCCCTGGGAAGTCTTGTGCGAGCTGTGCAATCAGTTGGACTGCGGGATCTGGTACAACCCGCCGGGCTTCCTGGATGCGGCGGCCATCCAATCGGAAGCGGCAATCATCCGCAATACGCTCAAGCCCGAGCTGACGGTTGTCGTTGAAGGCCCGAATGAGATGTTCAACGGCTTCCCGTTCTCTGTCGGGAGCGGCCAATATGCCACAGGCGCTCTGGTGCCGCCTACCGCGGCCTGGCTGGAGGGCAACAACGCTACTGAGACCACGCCTGGATCTGGGGTCTACCAATACATCGGGCCGAAGCCCGGGTTCTCCAGCAACATCACGCAGGCGGCCTTCGAGGGTGCTGCGGTGCTGACAAACCGCGCCCACCAGGCGTTCGCTACAGAGTTCGCGGGCCAAACGGATCGATTGGTCTACGCTTTCGGAACGCAGGCCGCCAACGTCTTCCCCTTCACCGTGGGCATCTCCCGCGCCCCGCTGACCCAGATGGTGGTCATCGCGCCCTACGCCGCGGTCAGTCCGTTCATTGATTTCACGCACCCGACTTACGCCCAAGAGGCTCTGTCTTCTTATGTCGGTGCTGAGGTGGATCAAGCGGTGCAGTTCGTGCAGAACTACCGCGATGCGATTGACGCGCACAACACCACTACTGGTGCCTCGCTGCGCCTTGGTTGCTATGAGTTCGGCTTCCAGATGGTCAGCGCCAAGAAGTTCAGCCTGGACGATCCCAACGGGGTCGCGCCGGGCGGGGCGACTGCCAGCAGTCCCTCGTTGACCTTCTACCCGTCCGGGGGGCAGGTCGGGGCCTTCTTCTGGAACGAAATCTGGACCGGGTTCCTGCCGGTGTCTTTTCCGATCACCGACCCACAGAACACGGTCATCGGCGATCGGATCAAGACATTCATGCGGTCCGCGCAGGCCGGCACGATCCTGACGGACTTCATCGCCAAGGTCGCCCCGCTCCTCGACGGTCCCTTGGCCTTCTATGCTGACTACGCCCAAGTCTCCCCGATCGACGGACACTACGCCCTCCTCGACTACCCTGGCCAGCCCCTATCGGTGTACCCCAAGGCTCAGGCGTGGGCGGCAGCTTCTGCGGGCGGCTCCGGCGGCGGCGGTAGCGGTCCTGGGGGCATCTCTGTGGGTCCTTCTGACCTTGTGGACCTGGAAGGGACGCTTATTCCAGGCCCGCCGGTCCCCCCAGGGACCACGCTGACGCTCACCTGGGTCGATGCGGATACGCTGAGTGTGCAGGGCAACCTCCTGGACCAGCTCGACTACCTCCAGATCGGGGCGGAGTTCGATTGCTACATCGTGCTCCACCCGCCCTATTTCCGCAACTCCAGGGAAGGCGCCATTCTCGGCGGATCCTACCGGGCCAAGCTGGTCAAAGTGGCTTTCGAGGACACCTGGAGGTTCCGGGTCGATGTCCAGGCAGAGAACGGCAAGACTTACAGCAAGCAGGCCTCCTCCCAGGCCACGGCCACCCAACTGATCTTCAAGACCGGCCTTCAAGAGTTCCCGGCCCTCGGGGACCCGGCAAAGATCAGCGTGGCCCTCCACAACCCGGAGGTGACTCCCAACTGGTTCGCTAGCGTCGAGTGGCTTATCGAGCCGGTCCGGCGGTAGACTGGTCCCATGCTCGATCCGGCGACGCTGGCTATCGTTGGGGGCTTTTCCCTGGCTCAGGGGGCCTCCAACATCTTTGGGGCCTGGCAGCAGCACAAGTACGATAAGAAGGTCGCCGCGCAGAACCAAGCGCTCCTGCGGGAGGCTTTCGTCAAGGCCCTGGACGCCCGGGGTCGGGCCTTTCGCGCAGAGCATGAGCAGGCCGCCTACACCTCGGAGTCGATCCAGCAAGACGCTGCGCGGGCCCTTGGGGTCTCTCGGGCCCAGGTAGCAGGCGCCCGGGTGTCCGGCGAAGCTGCGCGACTTTTGGTGGACCAGATCACCGCGGGGCTCGCCCGGTATCGCGTGGGGGCTGAGCGGGATGCGCGGTTCCGCCAGGCTGCGGAGGTCGATGCGAACCAGGCGGCCCAGATCGAGTTCCAGAGCAATCTGTTCTCGGCCGGGGCGGGCCCGAAGCCGAACTACGGGCTCCTTTCCTTCTCGGCCATTGCCGGCGCTGGCGCCCAGGGCGTGGCTTCGGCCTACACGCCTGACTGATGTTCCCCTCGCCCTACAATCGCTACCAAGGCGCTTCGGCCAGCCCGCGCATGCGGGCCACCGACCGTCTCATTAATCCGCTGCCGGACTTCGAGTCTATCGGCAAGGCCTTGAAATCTATCCGCCAGCAGGACCAAGAGGTCGAGCAGGTCGAGCAGTTCGGGGCCGGGAAGCAATGGGCCCAGGAGAATGAGAGCGCCATCCAGCAGGCTGTCGCCGGGCAGGCCAAGGAGCTGAGCGAAATCGAACTCAAGTCTCTCTTGCGGGAGATGATGCAGCAGGGCCTGGGGCCCGTGCTTCCACAGACCATCGAAGGGGGCCTGGTGGCCCTGGGGCGCTCGCACAGCTCTGGGTTCGCCCGCGAACTCCAGGGAGAGCTGGAGAAGCTCCCGCTGATTACGCAAGACGGCGAGCCCGTCCTGGACGACCGCGAGGCCCAGGCGGCCTACGCCCGGGTGTTTCAGCGCTACAGCACCAGCGGGCTTATGCGGGCCCCTGCGGCTCGGGATGTGTTCACCCAGCAGGCCCAGGAGATCCGCGACAGCTTCCTTGGGCAGGCCACGCGGAACCGTCTGGAAGCCCAATACAAGCTCGCCGAGGGGGCTGCTAAGGAGTCTGTGGCGGCCTCAATCGGTCAGTCGATGCTTGGGATCTATGCGAGCCCGGATCGTATCCTGACCCCTGAGGAGCGCAACACGGCGTCCCTGGAGTTCCAAGAGGTGCTGGACCGGGAGGTGGGGCGCCTCCGTGCGGCGAACATCTTGGCGCCCGCGGGGATCGTGGCGGACGCGCTGGATATGGTGGTGGAGAACGAGATGGTCAAGGAGGCTCCGGACATGGACATGCTCCTGGACATCTTGGCACAGGCCGAGGACTACAAGGTCGGATCGGCGACGCTGGGGGAGAACGCCTTGACTGGGCCCCGCATGGTGGCGCTCCGTGGGCGGGTGCGCGAGCTGGGGATGCGGGCTGAGCGCGAGGCCTCTGAGCGGGACGCCCTTCGGGACGCGCGTTTGTCCAGCGCAGCCCGTTCGCTGTTTCTCGGGCCTCTCCAGAAAGCTGCCGAAGAGGGGCGACTTGCCGATGTCCAGCAGGAACTCCTGCGGACCATCAATGATGACAAGGAGACTTTCGTCAAGGACTCCGACAAGGCCATCGCCCGTGAGGCCCTGGGGGAGCTGCTGATCAGGGCCCGGACGACCCAGAACCAATACGAGGCCCCGACGATGGAGGCGGCCCGCAGCGCGATCAAGCAGAATCAGATCACCCAGGAGATGATCCAGGCGCTGCCTATCAGCCTGTCGGCTCAGTTGGAGCTGCTGGAAGAGCTGGAGAAGCAGTCCACGATCCCGCCATCTCTGACGAATGGCTCGTTGGCCTCCAACACGGTCAGCAGCCTGGTCAACGCTCTTGGGAGCAGCGGCTTGACCGCGCGGACGCGCCAGGACATGATGCCCGGGATCTTCGAGATTCACGCGCAAGCGGCGACGAAGGGATCCGAAATGTTCCGCCAGTTCATCAGCGGTGGAGACACGCCGGCCATGGCGGAGCAGAAGACACACGCCGAGATCAATCGTTTCTTGCTCGCGAAACAACAAGAGGTCATCGCGTCCCTCGGGGCCCGCCAGGTCGACCAAGACAACCTCGCGGCGGCCTACAAGGTCCCCTTCCAGGACGGCGACTTCGATGAGGCCCTCCAGGCACTGGTGCGGGCCGAGCAAGCTGGCGCGATCCCCGCGGGGGATGAGACGCAGATCCGCCGGACCATTACCGCGACCCAGGCGCTTCGCACGGCCGGGGCGGCTTCCATCGGAGACCCGTCGCTGACTCAGACGTTCTCGATGATCGAGGACCGGATCTTGCGAGAGACCCAGCTATTCGCTACGACTCCGGTGGGAGCCCGGGAGTTTAGCGATAACGAGGAAACCGCGCAGGCCCAGTTGCGTCTGCGGGTTTCTGAGGAAGTCAACAAGATCAAGCAGGAGGCTTTCAAGAAGACCGACGATTGGCTCAAGGAGCAGAAGAATACTGCGGACCTCCAAGAGCGGGCGGTGCGCTACATGCGGGAGGTTGTGATCCCCGAGATCCAGGAAGCTCGCAGAGCCACTGTACAGACCCCTGAGATGTTCGCCCCGGCCACGAAGGCCTTGCAAGCGATCGACTCGAAGTTGCAGGTGGACGGCCCGATCGACGAGTTCGTCGCCGTGCGTCGATCGAATGTGGTTAGCCCTATTGTCAGGGACTTGATTCAAAAGCCTGGATATGAGCCGTTGTCTTCAAGCTGGTTTGCCGAAAACGAGGTTTCGATGAGTCTTCTAGCGTTGGTGAAGACCACAGGCCAACGTGACCGGGCGAGTGAAGTGGTGAAGCGCCAGGTTAGGGTCCCCGCGCAGATCGACGATCCCGCGGGGCGGATTCGTGCGCTTGAGACCGACCGAAGGCGTGCAGTTACTGAGCGGCGAATCGCCCAAGAGCAGCGGGACCGTAAAGATCGCGGGATGCCTGCGTTGTCAATGACGGAGACGCTGGCGATCGTCAACGCCCGCTATGACAATCTGGTGACTCCCGAGGAGCGGGCGGCGATTATGGCAGCCGGGGCGCCGACCACAAAGGAAATCGAAGAGATCGTCCAAACCGAGCGTTTCGTTCCGGCGCGTGTGAGTCCGACCAAAGCCGCGGTGTTGCTTGACAGGGCACTCCGTGGGGAGGGCTTCGATAACTCCCCGGGAATTGGTCTGAACGCCGCGCAGGCGGAGGCCCTCGGCCCTTTCTTCGAGCGGCGTGAAAAGCCCTGGGCCCTCAGCGTCGCCCTCAAGTCCATGCCGCCCGAGGACGTGACCACGGCCTTGATCCG